AAATGCTTTATCTTCTTTTCTAAAATTTTCTCTTTCCCAATTAACATAATCTTGTTTGTTTATATTAAGTAAGTTTAAAGTCTCATCCTCAACACTTACTTCTATATCCTTAGCATCTTTTTTTATATTCCCTGGCAATACTCTTTGCCCATTTACATTAACTGTAGATTTTTCTGAATTTCCTAAAACATAAGTTGATAATAATTCTACGTTAGGATCTCTACGGTTAGTTCCTCTTACACCCGATCTACTTAAATCAAAAATATTTTCTGAAGGCTTTTCTTCTTCAACAACATCTGTTTCTGTTTCTGTTTCTACTACTGGCATGTCAGGAAAATATCTTCTACCGCTACTATCTTTAGGATAGTTCCATACTTCGTCCGCCTCTTGTTTATTTCTTGGAACAAATAAAAGATTACCATCTTTATCTGTAGCGTAGTTACCTGATTTTGTAATATATTTTTCTTGATCCTCTACACTTAACTCTGTAAATGGTGTTTCTCCTACCATCGTAGAGTTAATTATTGCGTTGTTCTGCGCAATATCTACTTCTGGAGCTTCTTCTACCGCTACATCTGTAGATACCATACTCATATCTACTTGATTTTTATACTGTGGGTATTTATCTATAATTTTTTGAGCAAGAGTAAGATTATCCATCGAAGCATACTGTGGATATTTAGATTTAATTTTTTCAGCAAATTCATCTACAGATAATAATTCTTCCATATTTTATCTGTTTATTCATTTATATTCAAATTCAAAGGATTCAAAGGATCTGCGTTTGTATCACCTTGATAACCGCCTTCAATTTTAGGCAATATAGTGGTTAGTAATTCATTCATGATAGTATCAATCTCACCCTCCAATGTTTCTTGTCGATCATCAAAACTAGCGTCAGGAATTGATATTGTTTTGGTAACTTTACCATCTACTTTAACAATTATTTTATCAGCTCCTTCTGCCGTAATCGAAACACGATTCGCTGCCGCATCATCTCCTTTTTCCACAGCTGCACCTCTTAGCGCCTCATTTAAACTATCAGCTAAGGCTGCTACTTGTGTTTTATTTATAAGATACTCTGCGCCAGTAATACCTACAAGAGCCTCACTATATATTTCTTTAACTGTTGTTTCTTTATTACCTAATTTTAGTTTTGATGCAATAGTTATTCCTTCTCTTGGATCAATTAAAGACTCTATTATTGGTTTATAGCTTTTGTTTCCTGTTGGATTTATAATTAAATCATTATCCACATATTTTTGTACTTCACTATATGGTACATATTTAGAATCAGCCATAGATATCATTTCATACATACCTTTACTAAATTGATCTGGACTTACTGCAACGTAATCTTTAGGATCTTTTGAACCTTTTGTAGCACCTTCTTTTAACTCATGAAACACAATCGGTTTAGATATTTTATTTCCACTGTCTGAATCAATATAGGGAACAATAATTTCGGTAACTATTTCTGTCCCGTCCTTTAATTTAACGGTTTTTTGATCAAACTCCGAAAACCTGTCACCCGAAGTGGTGAGTAAACTCTTAATTGCTCTTTTTACCACTTCAGGGTCTTTATTAGAATATACCTCACCTATTGTTTTTATTCTGTCTTCTCCTAACTTAAGATTCGCTCTATCTGCATTAGAAAGACTAAAAGATGAAGAAACTTGTTTATCTTCTTTAAAAACATCATCTAGCTGTTGATCAATAGCGTTTTTAGCAATTTCTTTAGATTTTTCGTCTATATCCCCGACATTTAATGAATACGTTGGTATACCCTTTTTATATTCTAGTTTTATCCATTTATTTAGGTCCGCGTCTTCTCCATAAAGTTTTTTAAACTCAGCTTCACTTTGAGCTATTTGATAACCTTGTCCAGCTAATATTTGCATTTGATCATTATTAGTAGCTGTTAAACTATCAACCGATGATTTTATAAACTCATCGTAGGTTCCTTTTTCAGCATATACTAATCCCTCTTTTGTAACAGAGGTTCCGGTGACTTCTATTTCTTGTCTAATAAATTTGCCTAAAGGGTCTACTAGAGCTTTGACCTCATCCGTTAATACTTTTTTCTTGCTTTGTAAATTCATTCTCATATTTATTCCATGAGGACTTATAAATTTTTCTGGATTTGTTTTAGCGTTGGGAGTAATAGTATAGTTACCATCATTATCCTCATCCATTTGTACCAATTGCAACATTCCGTTTGCGGGATTTGTAAGTAATGCTTTGTCTTGTAAATTACCAAAACCCTCTAATGATACCATATTGTATAACTCATCAGCCGCAGCTTCTCCTTTATTTATTTTATCTAAAGATTTTTGATACCATCCATCCCAGTTTTTAACAGAAGTGCTATAACTAGAGTAGTCATTTTTTTGTTGTTGTAGAAAAAGTTGAAAATCTTTTGTAGATATTTCCCCTCTTTTCATTAAGTTATATTGTATTTGAAGATTTTTTTTAGACATATCACTAGCATTAATAATTAATGCGCCTGCATTCTGACTTTGTACATCAGGAACTGCGCTGAGGTTTTCCATAGCCTCATTTGTAAGATTATCTAACGCATCCTTTCTAGCCTTTCTTTCACCAGCTATTGTTGTTATACCAGCGGTAACATCTTTTGCTACCTGCCCCCAATTAACGTATTGTTTTTCTAAATCTCGTTGAGCATATAGAGAATACTTTGTTGGATCTACAGCCATATTGTTTTTTAATTAAAGATAGTATAATCATATGTTCCACTATCTATCATATTTTTTATTTGTTGACGTGTATATCCTTGGGCTGCAAGAATATCTTCAATTTGTCTTTCAGTTCTGTTTGTTAATATATTTCTACTTTCAGGAGCAATATAACCTTCAGAACCTTTTATCATACCTTCTCTTTCTGTAATTGGGATATATCCCGTTTCCCCTTTTAGTGGCGCCCCTGGATAATACACTTCTCTTTTAGGAATCTTTTGACCATACGTTGGTGATTGTGGATCAACATCTGTTCTCATAGCTGGAACTTGTCCTATTTTTGGATTATCAGGGTTATATGCTCCGGTTTTTATTAATTGGTCTGCTCTTCTATCACCCGCCCCTTTCATATAATCAGGCATTGAACTAGCCAATGCTGATAAACCAGCTACTCCAGATTGTATCGCGCCCATAGTAGAAGCTGCCGATGCCTCTCTTTGATCGCCTGCCATAGTCATTTGATCTCTAGCAGCACCTACATCCATTCCCACTAATTCATCTCTAATTTGATTAGCACTTTGTGCTTGAGTTAATTCTAAAGCATATAAATCTTTACCCATTTGTAATCTTTGTTTTTCATTAGCCGCCGTTCCTACTGCCCCCACTTTTCCTATTCCAGCCGCTAAAGTTCGAGCATCTGCTCCTTGAAGAGAATCTATAGCTTGTCTTTGCTGTGCGGTGTTAGCTCTAAACGCCCTATCATATGATTCAATAGGAAGTTTAACATTTTCAAATGCATCTTTTTGAATTTGCACTCTCGCTTGTTCCATTAATATTTTTGAGTCTTTTTCTGCTTGAGACGCTTTTTTTCTTTGCGTAGACGCTTGAGCTAAACCAATACCCATGCCCGCTAAACCGGTTAAAGCAGAAATTCCCCCTATCACAATTGGTAGCATTTTTTATTTATTTTATTTTATTTTAACAAAGATAACAAATTCTATGGATAACTTTTCATCATACTACTGCCCACTGAAAACAACTCTACAGCCTCTGTATTATTATTTGTCATAGTAAATTCCATATAATATCCTCTTGCTCCATGAGACTCTGCTATACTGTTCTTATAATATAATATCATATTACCCGCTACAGGTATTGAAGCTCCTACAGCCGAAGCATCTACAGTAATAGAATTACTTGTTACTGAAATTACTGGCCCAACTTCTGCTGGAGTTGTGGTGCCCACATATACAATATCTCCAATACTAATAATAGTACCAATGGGATTGGTAAAAGTTATTAGAGTAGTTGCCGCTGCTCCCGATACCGCTAAACATGAGCCTAATCCATTAGCTGATCTTAACTTCCAGTCTACTGTTCCTGCATTACTTCTTATATATGAATACCACTCACCTTCTTTTTGTTCAAAAAAAGTATCTAACATTGATCCACTACTCAAGTCTGTATTTAAATTTGTCACAGCCCATTTATCATCACTCTCATAAGACATTGTTTTAAATAATTTAATTGTTAAGCTAGGCTCGGGATTAAAAACACTTGTTATTGTAGAGGTTCCTGGAGTCCCATAATAATTATTTCTTAAAGAGTTAGTGTTATGTCTCCACAAATTACCATCTTTAAAAGTATATAAATATCCATTCATTCCTTTTATAAACTCCGGAAAAAAAGTATAAAACGAAGGCCACCCTGGGCTTCTATTGTCGTCGCTAAATGTTAATGTTTCTGCTGCCATACTATTTTATTTAAGGACACGTTGTTACCGCACTTACCTCTCCATCGCTACCTGTTATAGTTAAATATTTTAATACATCAGGGTTAGGTACAGTATCATTAAACCTATAATAAGGAGTGCTTCCTGCTACTAAAGGTGTAGAAGCTGATGCGTCTGTATAGCACTTATCTCCAACTGTAGGAAAAGTTCCTGAGCCATCATGAAAATAATTTTGATCTATAACAGCTGAACATCTATTACCAAAAATAACACCCGCACTAGAATCCCACTGAGTAGTATTAATGCATAATCCTACAGAATTAACTACTCCAGATCCTCCGGTAATATATACCCAATATCCTTGTCCTGAAATTACATATTTATAATATCCGTTAGCTAAAAATGAAGTACCTAATGCGTCGGTATATATAGTATTTCCAGCAACAGGAGTAGATCCTAAGCTGTACAAAAAATATTCTACTGTAACAGTTAAAGCACAAGCATCGATATAGGAAACCGCCATAATGCTCATGTCAAAAGGTATAGGACAATTACAAGCAAATGGTGCTCCTAATCCTGAAAGTTGTAATTGCCTAATAGTTAAAACATCTTCTACTGGCGCTTGATATAATCCGGTAGGTGCTGGAATTGTTAAGGCTTCATCAGTCCATATTCCTGTTGCTGTAGAAAATAAAGTTGTGTCTATATAATATGTATTAGGTGTAGGCATATTTTAACAAGTTAATAAATTTTCTACCATACCAGAACTATTCACATATATTACTTTGGTATTAGCACTCATAGAGTAATATCCTGCTGCCACCAGGGTAGTTCCTGTATTATTTGAATATACAAAGTTATTTACTTCTGGAAGTGCTGAAGAACCATTGTGATAATAAGTTACATTATTAGTGGCAGCACAAGCTTGAGTTCTTACAGATTTCATTAATGAACCTGTAAAAGTCGTGTAAGTACACCCAGCACAACACACACTAAATACTGCAGGAAGGGAACTTGAAGATTCATAACATAAAGGTATAGCTACACCACATGGTGAACATGTTGATGAGGGCTGTAATACCCCTAATACTTGCTGTCTTAACATGCTTCCAGTTTGATAATATTGATTTGCTGCTTTAACATTTAATGTAGCATCAGTATAAATAGCTGTGGCAGTAGCAAACTTAGGGGTGTCCATATAAAAAGTTGCTGAAGGACCACTACAACAAGCTACTATGTCTTGTACATCATAGCGTAAAGAAATAGATTGAGGTGTCCTGTAATCCCAAATCATATATAAATAATCTACCGGAGTAGCATTCGTATACGTAAAGGAACTTTCATATAATCCTGTAGAAGGATTAGTAATAGGCGTTACGGCAGTTGCTGCAGCATCAATGGTATTAAAATCAGCCGCTGTATAAGCGGTATTAGATACTAAATATTTAAATTTATCTACCGTAGCATCAAACACAAAATCATCAAATCCTATTTTATTAGACTGCATTGTTACAGTAGCTCCAGTTGGAGGAAACAACCCTACTGAAGATTGTCCGGAAGTGCTAATAAAACTTGATACCGTAGATGTTCCAAACTGTATTAACTCGGATGAAATAGGACTTGTGTTAGTGGTATCATTCCAATAGTATTGGTTATGAATAAATTTATTTTCATCTGCTGGTCCTCCCGCTGCAATTTGTACGACATTAATTTCAGATGTAGCTGGACAAGAAGGAGTTATATCATATGTTGCTGTTCCTGTAGGAGTTAAAGTAACCTCAGCAGTGCTTGGACTAGATTTACTTTTAGTAAACGTAGAAGTTCCTGAGCCAGGTGTAAGTGTTACATCGTTAATAACATTAGTTCCATCCCATACTACTTTTAGTTTTACTACTCCTGAAACTTCCCAATTAAATGTTACTAGCCCTTGAGATACTCCAAAATCAACTGTATAGGTGGAAGCTGTAGATATTGATTGTTGTGAAATTTGAATATTACAATTTAAAATTTCAAGAACAGCGGGTAAATTTATAAGTGTTGAAGCTAAAACGTATTCATCCATATAAGGATCAAATCCACCTAATTTTTGTTTATTAAAATTATTAGTAAATAAATTTCTAAAATATGAACGCATTCCAATATTTGAAATAACATTTAAAGCTTGTTGTTTTCCTTGACCTTTCAATTGTAAAACAGCACTTCTTTTTGCATCCGTAAAATACATAGATGTACCGTGTGCAATAAAACTTTCTGGGTTATTACTAATTCCATATTCTTCTATTCTAGCTATTTGAGTTCCTAAAACTAAAGGAGAAGAAGTAATTGCCCCACTTCCTATAGGTGTACTTAATAAATCTTTTCCTGCTAATATATAAGATATTTTATCTTCTTGAAGGCACATAATATCTGTTTCTCTACCATGTAATATTTCTATAGGACCATAAGACACCTCACAATCTTTAAAGTTTGCGAGACCTAAATTAAATTCATTTAACCTATTTATGTTAGTTTCTTCGTTGTATAGTCCACTATAGGTTAATCCAGCAAATCTATCTGCTTCTTTAAAGTCTTGCTCAGAAACAGATGTAACTCTTTGTCCTAATGTAAAAGATTGACCAATTAAAGAATCTTCCACTTTAAAACTTTCTACACCATTCCCAAAAGAAAAACAATCAAAAAATCCTAATGTTATTAATGCTGGTAAAGTAGCGGTTTGATTTTGATCTCCTGTAGCGGAACCTGACATATGAAAATCATTTGTTATATCATATGAAACATCATCTTCGTAATATATATCATTATCTACATCTATAGGAATAGACTCAAAAACCATTACTGAATTAGCTATTTGAACTGTAATTCTTGCGGAAATTGTAGAAGGAAAGTTGGCTGATCCCGCTTGAGTACCACTTGTTATGCCTAAAAATAAAAAATTAGTTTGTCCTGCTCCTGTGCTAGGAGGCCCACCTGAAGTTGTGGTAAAACGATATTGATTATCTCCCTCTACCGGTGTAGGAAAGCTTTTGGCTGGCATTGTAGTTGGATTTAAAAAAGTGTTTGAGTTTGCTCCAGCATCATCCGTACTCGTGTCTATTCCTCCTTGAAAATCTACTCCTTCTCCTACCACAAAATCATATAAATTATCATAATCATTAGAAGCAGCAAAGGTTTTGTTGTATTTATAAATTCTAGATCCCACATTAGAATTTCTTTCGTTTCTATTAAATTTAAAATCAAAAGTTACTAAACTCCCTTGAGGTATATTTAAATTTTCATCATCTCCTGTTGTATCTCTATAACACGGAATATATAAAGCAGGATAATTAGCGCTAGTAACAATAAAACCAGAGTTAGTAGCTATAGCAGTTTGAGTTCCTGATGACCATGATGTTGAATCTGGACTTGTGTCTACATTAAAATTAGTTGGTTTTATCTCCATATAAACACCTGCTAATTCAGCAATATAAGGAGCTACTCCTCCTGTTTCTATATTTGCAGCTGGAGTTAAAAAGTTTTGCCCTTGAGCCTCAACACTTAATGCCTCTTGGGTTAGGTAAGAAGTTGATGCACCAAAAGAATCAGATTTTATTCTAAGTATATCTCCTGCTTTAACTTTAGTTTGATTTTGACCTTCTAATCTAAAAAATATAGAATTAGTAGTAATGTCTTGATAATAAAAATTACTATAAATTGTTTCGTATGGTCCTTCAGCTCTTTTAACTACAAACTTATATTTAGTTGCCCATAAAGGAGGGATTTGTGTTGTTGGTATAGTAACTTTAATTTGATTTTTTTGATTAGACGTAGAAGCTGGAGTAAAAATAGTATTAACAGTAGAAACTAAAGCTGTAGTGCTTCTTAAATATTCATCCATATAAACGATTCCTACCGAATAATTTCTGTTACTATGTAAACTTTGTGTGTTTCCATTTCCTAAAAAACTAACTGATCCTGTTGTAAATTTAAAATATTCATACAATGGAGCTGCAGCAGGAGCAACAGAATCATTAAATTTCATAGCAGGTATTTGAAATCCTACCACATTAGATAATGTGCTTGAGCTAATTTTAAACCCTTCGTCTAATGTTGTTAAGCCGCTTGCAAATTTAACCCACGTTATATTACCATCTGTATCTGTAGGATTAGTAATAGAACAATTAAAAGAATCGGTTAAGCTTGTTCCTAATGTACACGCATTAGCTACATCTTGAAAATAATCTATAGTAGTTCCTATTCGTGATTTAAAAGCAATACTATTTACCATTTCATGTACTGATGTAAAATCTTGAGATAAAGTAAAAATAGTTGATATATTGGTTGCTGCTTGAGAGGTAGAAACTGTACCGTCATTTCCACTAAAACTATTATGAACAAAAGTAAAATCAAAACTTAATCTAGCACCACTTTTTAAAGCTCCGGATATTGAAGAAAAATCTATTTCTAATTTATTATTTGCATACGAAATAATACCATCTAATGTATAAGAAACACCTTGAGCTAAAGTAGGAATAAATTCAGTTCTTTCAATTATAGAAGAAACTCTAGATGTTTCAAAATCCATTTGACACCTATTGTTATTACTATCAATTAAATTATATCCATCCACGTAATTTCCATAAACAAGCCTGTTTCCCATAATTGTTTGAGCTTTTGCTGTTCTAGGTACATTATCATAAAGCCTTAATAATTCACTTTCTGGTAAAATAGTATATATTTTACTATTACTAAATATCTGAGTTTGAATAGAATTATCAGACCATCCAAAATCTTTTTTAATAAACTTTTCTATTACATTTAATACATTAGAATCAGAAAATTTAAATATTAAATCTATTCCCACTACGTTTGCTGCTCCGGTATTAAAACTTATTTCAACCGCATTGTAAATATTTTTCATACCATCATTTAAATTAGTTGATACATCTAAACTAAATGCGTTTGGTACAAAAGCTATGTCAGTAAATTGAGATAATGCACTGTATTCATCATCTTCATATTTATACCTGTAAGCAAAACTTATCATACGGGTTTCCATATAATTAGATTCTGTTGCTTGTGAAATAAGATTTAAAGTTGGCGCCGCTAAAGGGGGTTGAACAATAACATTTAAATCAAATGATGTTATTACATCTACACCACCCACTGGTTGAGAATAACTTTTGTTAATATTTATTTTTCTTGGTGGATTTAAATCATCTGTCCAAAATAACATATTACCAATTTTATTTACTCCAGTTATTAAATGTTTACTGTTAAAGTTTAATACTGTTGTAGATACAACATGATATGTAATTACTTCAGTTTGTGTATTAAATGACGCTATTATATCTACGGTAGGAGAAGTAACAAACCAATACATTGTTTCGTTTGCCCCATCATCATAAGCACCTATGCAAACTGCACCTGTTAAATCAGCACCATTAAATTGTAAGGTAGTAAGGCGGCTATTACCCTTAGAGTTTTCTAATGCTCCAATTTCAGTGGTTTCTGTAGCTCCCAATCGAACATTAATTGCATTGATATATTCACCTGGAGGAAGAAGTCTTTCATCCACGCTTTTGTTCATTCTACCACGTACAAAATTTGTAGTTACTATAGGCATTTTACTTAATCCATTTAGCCTGACCTCTTAAATTCATTAAAAGACGTCCAGGGTGTATATTACTTAATCTAATTTTTGCGTTTCTTAATAAAGAAGACTTATCTTTTCTAGCTCTGTTAACGATATATTCTTGTACTCCTAACTTACCATTTAATATCGAATATTTAATATAAGCATAAATAAACTCTTCAAATAACTTGTTTACACTTATATCTCCATCAGTTCCCTTTTCCATTCCATCAGAAACATATTCTAATACAATTGATTGTCCTGATGCAATAGAGCTAAAATTAATTACTCCTCTTTGTTTATCAATAGAAAAAGTAGGATTATTATTAGCGGTTTCAGTATTTAATCCAAAACGCGCACCTATAGCAAAATCAAAATACCAATTACCATCAACACAACACCCTTCACTTCCGTCATAAGGGCTGTTACTGTTAAGGTAAATGGTTCTATTAGACATATCTAATGGAGAATCTTGAGGCTTTAAAACATTACCATTTTGATCAAATATTATATTATTATCATTGTCTTGTAAATAAGTGTCAGCCCATTGAGTTTGAATGTTTTCAGTTAAAGGCATTAAGACACCTTGTTGAAACATAGAAACTCTTACCCAATTAACATAATCAGATGGTAAAACAAATAACAATGAATCATCAAGAGATAATTGTAATATTTTTATTTCTTTCATAGCATCGTAATTCAATTCTTGAATTCCTCTTTTTGCATGAAACAAAACTTTATATCTTGTAATGTTATTTATCAATTCATTATTTCCTTGATACATTAACATAAAGTTGTTGACTATATCATCTAATGATACAAACTGGTAAGATCCCCAGTTCTTATCTTTAGGTGTTCCTCCAGCGTTTTGATAATATTGATAATCGGTTAAATATGCCATTTCTTATACTTGTATTTGATTGTCTTCAACTATTTCTTGTTTTCCAAACCGATACACATCAGCTTCTCTAATTTCTATTCCTACATACTGACAGATTTTAGCTATAATACCAGGTTCATCTGATAGTGGTAATTCAAAATCTTGATAATCTGCTTGACCAGAATCAAACTCAGGGCTTCCTGATGTGCCACCTACCGTTTGATATGTCCATTTAGGTGCTAAAGGATAGCGTATATATTCGGAACTTACTGACCCATTTTCAATAATTGTAGTTGGATAAACTGTAATGGTGTTTCCTAATATTCCTGTTACTGAATCTCCTACCACAGAAGATGTTGCTCCTCCTAACACATATGCTGGATATGCAGTAGTGGGGGAGGTTAAAGGAGAATTATTTAAATAAAATATTTTGTTTTGATTTACCCTTTCTATTTCTACAATTCCTGTATTACTAAAAATAGCATAACTGTTTCCTACAGTAGCCGCAACACCAAATGGTGACGCTGTAAGGGTTAATTGTGTTTCACTATCAACACTTACCACATAAGCACTTACTCCTCCATATGAAGAAGTAGAAGATGATGTTCTGTTTACAACATATTGTCCTGCTTTTACTACCCCATTAGTTACAAACTTTGCTGCATTATCTGTTAATGTATTAGATGCTGCGGCTGAAGTAACATTAGAAGCAATTTTAGTTGGATAGTAATTGACTTTATTAATATAATAATAATCACTAGGTAAATTATAAAAGTTATTTCCTTGTTGGTTTAAAGATTGTGTTACAGAAAAACTATCTATAACTTCTATTAAACTTTTAACAATATCTGCATATCCAGTTCCTGATACTCTTTGGTTTTGTTTGTTTATCCAACTATTATATTGATAAAAATAATCTTCAAATAAATCCATTTGAGCTTGTTGCGCATACAGATTAAAATCTTGAGGGGATATATATCCGTAATTATTTTTGTTAGCAATTGCTTGTACGGTATTCCTTACTGAATTAATCATTAGAGTTCTTTTTACAAATATAAACAAAAAAAAAGAGGCCTAATTTTTTAAGCCTCTTCTTTATTTAATAATAAAAGTTATTAAACTTTTGCTATACCAATTACTAAACTTGAAGGTACGTCCCACTTATACTCCACTTCTGGCCACGCTTGTATTAATGAATTTTCAACAACATCTTCAAAACCATCTCTCATTTCTTCATTACCTGCGGCAACTGCTGCATGTCTGATTTTCACAGAAATACCACTTACTCCACAATACTGAATATTAACTTCACTATTAATTGCATCTGCTGAGGCATTTTCAACAATAACAACTCCATCAGTAGCAACTAATTGATTTGCAGAAACTGTAGCTGAATAAACTGAATAAGTTTTTCCAGTATTAACTCCTGTTCCTAAAGTAGCACCAATAGGTGTTAAAGCCAATGTATTAGCATTAACTACTGAAGATACGGTATACATTCTGTCATCAGTTTCATCCCATACGACATCACCAGCATTTACTACACCTCCTGTAAAGGTAGCTGAGCCATCTTGTAACTCGTTGTTTCCTGTTTCATCAACAGTTGTTGTTCCGCTAGCGACCTCGGATTGAACAGGGATACTTGCATATTTTTGCATAGAACTATACATTAGGCTATAGATATTCCGCTTACCGCAGAACTTGGGTTATAATCATAAGAAACTGCTGTCCAGCCTGTCGCAAGGGCATCAAGGATAGCGTTTTGCACCTCATCTCTCATAGTTTCTAAATTTGCACCTGTAGCAGCATGAGTAAGAGTAACAAGTTTACCTGAGCCATAAGCTAAAGTTACAGTTGTAGTAGAAGCTTGTTCTACTAATTTTACGTCATTGATCGAAACGATTTGTTTTGCTTCGTCAGTAACTGGTATCTTTAAATATTTTTCCATAATAATAATATAATTTTGGATTATACGAGAATATTCTCAATGTAAAGATACAAATTCTATTTATTCTTTTTTAAGCGCTCTTTTAAAATCTTATATATATCTACACCTTCATTTGATTGAAAAAATGAACCTACTATCCAATTTGGCTCTTCACCAAAAGGTACAGATAACATTCTTTTTTTGTTGTTAGGTAGATTATAATATATGTCTTTTCCATTATTTTTTAATATTAAAAATCCGGCTTTAAATATAAGATGTACATCATCTTGAAGTTGTAGCATAGGATCATTAACAGTGTTAATAAAATCTTCAGGATTATTTTTTGAATAAACCAACAAATCCCTTTTTAATTCAGGAAGTGTCATGGTGTCTATCACCGATCCTAATAAAACCCTACTAATTTGTAGCATTTTGTTAGTGTCAGAAGTTATTTCTTTAGCTATAACTTGAGCGTTTAAAACAGATTCTGCTAATTCTAAGTCCTTCATAGCATCTTTTTCTTTATTAACTTCTACAAAAACATTTCCATTCCCAGGATGATAATGTAAAAATTGCTGTAATATTTGATTTTCCTTTTGTACTTGAAGCATTCCATCTTCAAACACAATAGGCTCTAATATTGCGTTTCCATCTTGCTCATCCTCAAATGGGCTTTTTTGATTTCGTGAATATCGCATAGGTTTGTTAATACCTTTCTCTTCATCAAAATATAATAATGGCGACCTTACTGAGTGCCTAGATGATAACATGTAAGAAAGGGGAGATTTGTTGCCCGTCAGTTTATAAACTTTATGGACAAAAGTTGATTTTTTTTTCATTGTATTTAATTTAATTTGATTTAAAAAAGTAAATCTTACCCCCACCAAAGTGAGGGTAACACTTACATAATATTACTAGTCTTGGAATAAGAAGAAGTTGTTTGCACCTAAAGTACATACAGCTCTCTCACTCAAGAAATTTACTTCCATCTTATCGATATTAGATGTTCTTGCACCACCAGCTGAGCCAGTTATCCAAGTTTTGTATCTTCTATCTTCAGTTTCTGAAGCTCTATATCTAACGTGTAAGAATGGTCTTTTAGCATTCTTTCCTAAGATTTGATCGTATACTGTAGTTGAACCAGCAGGAACTAAAAGTCCGTTTACTGCTCCACCAACAATACCACCTCTCATAGTAGGATCATTAAGATATTTCCAGTCTGACTTATAAAAGTCATAACCTCTTCTAAATCCTGTAAAACCAAGATTTAAAGCCATCTCTTTATCATTATCAAATAAACCGTATGATGTTCCACCAGCTCCATAAGAGTTTTGTGCAGCTAACATATCATCTATATCAAATGAAAAATTTCTATTTACAAAAATAACATTTTCTTCAATAGAACCTTGTTTATCAAGTCTTTGGATAACACTGTCAAATTGAGCTAAAGTTGTTGGATTTCCTCCACCAAATACATTACCTCTACTATTAACAACATAAAAAATTCCTTCAGAACCTGATTTTCCTGCAACAGAAGCTCCTCCCGCTGTGCCTTGTAAGTAATCACCAGCTCCTGATGATCCAGCTCCTACCGCTGATGAACCTGCTGGTTCTGCTTCAATCATTGCTGTTTCTAAATAGTCTTCAAATCTTAGCCTTGTTTCGTGCTCAGATTTTAAATACCATAAGTATCCAGTTGCTCCATTTTCAGTAGTAACTTCTATCCATCCAATTTGTGCCATATCAGAACCTGATACTTCATAAGTATCTTTGATAATAATAGGTTTGTTTTCAAAAATGAAATCATCTGCTTCGTTAGAACCAACCATTCCAGCTGTTCCTTTAGCAAATTCAGAACCATAAATAAAACAATCTACTGATCCATTAGTAAATGTAGGAAAACCTGCATTATCATACGCTCCTACAGTAAAAGTCCTAGGTGCATTACCTGCTCCATCTGTTGGAGCTTCTGTTACAATTCCTTTAGCTGATAATGTTGATCCTGGTACAGAAGAACTTAACATTACTGTTTGTCCTGCTCTAAGAGCTGCTATATTAGGAGATGCTAATGTTGGATTAAAATCCGCTGTTGGGATAATAAACGCATGTGTTGCATTTCCTGTAGTAGCTCCTGCAAATGTAAGGTTTGTATACTTGTTATGTAACCTTCCTTGTTCTGCCCATTTAATAAGGTCAGAGTTTGAAGGCATCTCAGCGCCTACCATTCTTAAGAATGATGCTACTGTTCTATTTCCATAACGCTCGAATTCTTTTTCGTAAGTGTCAGGAAGATATTGCTGTGCCCATGTAAAATCAGCCGAACTTAAATAGTTGGTTGATACTGGGACTTGTTGTGAACTAGGTTGTAAATCAAACCCAGGTACTGCTAATACTGCCATAATTTTTAAATTTTAATTTGTTAAACTTTTCTAATACTTCTAATTTTGAGTCCACTTCCACTATCAGTATCTCCTACGGCCCTTATTTTCATTCCATCTTTTGTGATGGTTTGAGCGGATTGTCTAACATCCATGTTTATGTTTTTAGATTTTCTAGAAACATTATCCACAGTTGCAGATACACCTTGATCGTAAAAAAATTGAGCAAATTTCTCAGGGTTCATAGCTACAGCTAATGAACGATGATAACCTTTTGGATCAGCAATAAGCCCTGTTTGTTTGTCCATAAATTTGTTAATATAATTATTAACATCAGACTGAACATTTTTAAGCTCTTCACTGGTTCCGGGTTTAAAAGTAATATTATTATCTCCTACATTAAATTCAAAACCTTTGAATTCACTGTTAAAAACTTGATCAGTTTTATTTAGGAAGTAATCATACTTCTTTTTAGTTTGCTCTTCGATAGTCTTAGATTCTTCAAGATAACTTTTATAAGCATTTAAATTTTCTTGCTGATTATTAGATAGTCCACCCCCACTTGACTCAAGAGGAATTTTATATTTATCTTTTTGCTCATTCAAAAACTTCTTTGCCTTAGCAAGTTCTCGTTTTTTCGCTAATTTTTTCTTCTTAACATCTTTAGGCTCATCTAATTCTTCATCAAAACTAAATTTGTCTTCAATAATATCTTGAATATCTATAGCGTCTAACCCTTCTTCGGTAGTGCTATAGTAACTAGCTAGTACAGAGTCATCTTCCATAGAACTGTAGTCTTTTTGTAAATTATAAAAGTCTTCAATTCCACGTCCGGTTTCTTTTTTGTACTTTAAATACGCAGACACATCTTCAGGTAATTCTTCATTTGCCTCTTTTTCCGCAAATAATTCATCAACTGTTGTTATGTCCTTGTCATATCTTTTCTTAATATAAGAAAGAACGTCTTCATCATTTAACTCTGATGACGGAGTTTTTTCATCAATTATCTCTGATGAGGGAGTTTCTTCTTTAACCTCTTTTTCTTCTTCTTTAGAAGCTTCTACAGGTTCTTCTGTTTTTTCTGGTAGTGATGGAGAATCGGTGTCTTCAAATTTTTCTTCATGTTTTTTTAACAACCCCTCTTCTATTTCTGCTTTGGATTTTTCTTCAACTTGTCCTAAGTCTTTTACTTTTATTTTCATAATATTAAATTAGATTAAATTTTAAACAAAGTTAAACAAAATATATATACAAAATTTAGCCTATCTTGGCTCAAACTCTGCTAAATCAAAGCCATCAAGGCTATCTTCATTAGATTCAAAGTTGATAGCAGGTAAATTTCTCTTTCTTTGTTCTATCATTTTAGACTGTTGAGTAGACTGTTGACTAATTCTATTGTCTTTAGATTTTTCTCTATTTTTTTCACGATCATCTATTTGAGATTGTTCTACTCCTTTTAGTTGCATTTGAAACTGAAATTCAGTTTGCATTAATTGTTCTTTTAATGCGGCTTCATTTTTAAGTTTTTCTATCTCAAAACCTATTTCAGCTTGTTTTACTTGCATTTTAGATTGTGTTTCCATTTGCATTTTTTGTGCTTCTAATTGAGCTTTTGCTTGTTCACCTTGCATTTGCATTTGAGCAGCCATTTGTTGCTCTTGCATTTTTTGTTGTTGCTCTTGCTCTTGTTTTTGTCTTCTTTTTAATTTAAGAAGTTGATTTGCCATTTTAAGATTATTTATCTCCCTTATATCTATAGCATCTTCAAGACTAATGTTTTCTTTAGATAAAGCCATTTGTATATTTTGCTCTAACATAGCTTTTTGTTCTTCATCAGGAGCCATCTCTATAAATATTCCAAAATCATATATATATAAATCTTTAATTTCTTCTAAAATAGATGAGTTGTATTTTCCTATTTGCATTATAAATTCATCTTTAAAATCAGCAAACTCTAATATATCAGCTGTTCTAATGGATAAACATTCTGCTATTGTTTTTGTTATAAACAAACTACCATCTAAAATATGTCTTGTTGCTGTATTGCTATTTAATGCCGCAAGTTTTTGAACCCCCACTAAAGCATTAGGGTCTGGAGTGGTACCATCTCTAGCTTCATTTAATCCCGTTACCCCTCTAATCATATCTAAATAATGGTTGTAGTTAGCAATTAACATTTGCATTTTACTTGATCCACTATTAGCTGTAAGCTGTTGAATAGGAACCTTAGCATTATTAAATTCTCCATCTTGAGTAAAACTTCTTCCTATTACACTACCAGTTTGAAAATATAATCGTAAAGCATCTTCAGGATTATAAGCATTTCCTGTTCCTAAATCTACTTCATTTAATCCATCGGCATCAATGAATACACCATCAGGAACAATTCTAGATACAACTTGTTGTATTTTTAAATGAGTCATTTGTATTAAGTCAGCAAAAGGAATCATTCTACGTACTAAAGATTCTAATTGACCTTTATACATTCTTGGAGCACACGCTACATAATTAGATAAAGCAAATTGATTTGCGGATTTTGGCCTTACCATGTTTTCTTCTAACTTCCATTGTAAAACAATATTAGTGCCCATTACCATTACACCGCTATACCAAACATCTATTCTTTTTGTAACCTTTTCAAACTTACCTTCATCCATCATTTCTTGTGGAGGATTAAATTGATCATCTTTTTCTACTGTCTTATATGTGCCGTCTGCTAATTTTTTTCTTTTATAAACAAAAGAATGAGTGGTTTTGTAGTTAAAATATAATAAAGTAGCTGTGTCTCTATAAAACATACTATTTTCATAGAACTGAGATGTATTAAAATAATTATACCAAGATTGACTGTACTTAGCTATTTGATTTAAATCTTCATTAGTTAATGAAGGATCTATTTTAATAAG